GGTGGTAGTGCAAATGATAGTCTTCAATTGCGTTTTAATGGCAATACATCAACTCATTATAACTGCCTTGATTTTGGCGAGTATAATGGTGCTTTTAACACAGGTGGAGCAATTGCCTTAAACCGTATTGAAATAAGTGACGTTGTTAGTGCAAACGCATTAAAAGGAACTTGTAATGGTTTAATTACAAATTATACAAGCACAAGTACAACTCAAAAAACTTTAACTTTTCAATATATGGGAAGACAAACTGCAGGTGCAAATGTCAATCGTGTTGCCTTTGGTTACTACAATAACACTTCTGCAATTGCTTCAATTACTTTTCAAACTAACGGAACAGTTACTTTTTCATCAGGCTCAATTGACCTTTACGGAGTATCTTAATGATAATTGAACATAATGTAACAACAGGCGAAATAATTGAAAGAGAATTAACTGCTGCTGAATTAGAACAGTTGCAAAAAGATCAAGCAGAGTATGCAAATAAACAAGCAGAAGCAGAAGCCAAAGCAGCCACACGCCAAGCATTGCTAACTCGTCTTGGTATCACAGAAGAAGAAGCAAGAATCCTACTAGGAGGTAACTAATGCCAACAACAAGAGCACTGACCCTTTCGGGTAGTTTATTCTTAACTATTGATGCTAAGACTGGCACTACTTATACCTTTGCTTTAGGTGATGCTAACACTGAGTTAATCACAGCATCTAACGCATCTGCTCAGACCTACTCAATCCCAACGAATGCATCTGTTGCTTTCCCAATCGGAACTCAAATCAACATCATTCAAATTGGTGCAGGTCAAGTAACTATCAACGCTGTTACCTCTGGTACAACAACAGTCTTGTCAACAGGAGCAACAGCAGCAGCTCCTAAACTAAGAGCGCAATACTCAGCAGCCACTTTGATTAAAGCTGGTACAGATCTTTGGTATGTGACCGGAGACCTAGCGTAATGAGTCCAATCTTAGGAATCATTGCATCATCTAAGTTAGTTGCCAGTGGTGCTTATGAGTCTATTGCTACGGCTGTCGGTACAGGTTCATCTAGTACAATTACCTTTAGTTCTATTCCTAGCACTTACAAACACCTTCAAATTCGTGGCATAGTAAAAAACGCAAGCACATTTACAGGGGATGCAAGTTTTACAGTTACATTTAATGGCGTAGGTGGAACTTCTTACGCTTGGCATCAATTAAGAGGTAATGGCAGTGCAGTGGCAGCATCAGCCGGTGCATCACAATCTTCAATGGCTTCTTTTTACACGCAAGTTTCATCAAACGCAGCCTATTCCAATCGTTTTGGTGTTTTTATTATGGACATACACGACTACGCCTCTACCACAAAAAATAAGACAATGCGTTTATTTGCAGGTGTAGATACAAATGGAGCAAAGACTGATTATGTATCTCTTTCATCTGGTCTTTTCGTAAACACTTCCGCCATTTCATCAATTACAATTACTGAGTATGACGCCCAAAACTGGACAACAACGACACAATTATCACTCTACGGGATACAGGGGTAACAGATGCCAACAACATACGAGCCAATAGCGACTCAAACACTGGGTAGTGCTGCATCGGCAATTACTTTTAGTTCTATCCCTGCAACCTACACAGATTTAAGGGTTGTATTAGTAGGAACAACATCTTCTGCCGATTACTACAGATTCAGATTTAACAATGACACATCTTCTTTGTATAGTATTACTTCACTTTATGGAGATGGTTCAACTGCCACATCTGGAAGATTTAGCAACTCTGCATCTATCTTTGTGTTAAACCCTACATCTACAACTGTGCCAACAACTTATCAAATAGATTTGTTTTCTTATGCAGGCTCAACAAACAAAACCTGTCTAGTATCTGCTTCTGGCGATAGAAACGGAAGCGGTGAAGTCTGGAGAAGCGTTGGGCTTTATCGTTCAACTTCTGCTATTAACAGAATTGACCTATTGGCTTATTCAGGAGCAGTCAATCTTGCAGCCAATACAACCGCTACTCTGTATGGGATAAAAAACTTTTAACGGTATGATTAACTATGCCATATTCTAATATCTATCCTTGCCAAGTTGAAGGTTGTACTACACCTAAACGCTATAAGTTGTATTGCACTGCTCACCACGTTAGGTGGAAGAAGTGGGGTGACCCATTGGGTAAAGCCCCACAGAGCAACAACTTAAAGCACACTCATTGCACCATAGAAGGATGCGATAAGAAACATACAGCTTTAGGTATGTGCCAGATGCACTACCGTAGAAATGCTTTATATGGTGATCCGCATAAGGCAGATGGCAAGTTAAGAAGTGGTAATGCAATAGTAAATGCAGATGGATATGTAAAGATATACAACCCAGAACATCCAAACTCAAATACTAATGGTCACATATTAGAACACAGATTAGTAATGTCAGAATCACTTGGTCGTAGTTTATTGCCAGATGAATCAGTGCATCATAAGAACGGTAACCGTTCAGATAACCGTATTGAAAACCTAGAACTATGGTCTAAGGGACAACCCGCTGGACAGAGAGTAGAGGACAAAGTGGCACACGCTATGGAGATTCTTCAGCAGTACGCACCAGAGAAGTTAGCAGGTAATCCAATTGCCTAGTACATACACACTAATCAAAGGCGAGACACTTGCTTCATCGGCTGCTTCTTATACTTTTACAGCAATCCCAAGTACCTTTACGGATTTGGTTTTGAGGGTAAGTGCAAGGCGCTCTGCTGCTGGCAGAGTAGATTTAGATTTTTACTTTAATGCTGATAATGCTAACAATTCTTACACTTACATCCGTGGTAATGGCGCTACTGCAACAAGTAACAGGGGCGGAACAATTATCCGAAATAACGATACAGTACCCAGCACTAGCGAAACAGCCGATACTTTTGGCTCGGCAGAGATCTATGTACCTAATTATGTGGGCACAGCCTTGAAGCCTGTCTCGATTTTTGGTGTAGGTGAAAATAACGCAACTACTTCTTACATAACTGCTACTGCTGGACTTTGGAATTTTGGAGCTGCAACAGTTACAAGCATTACATTAAGTCCTTCTGCTGGATCCTTTGTTACAGGCTCATCATTCTATCTATACGGCATTAAGTCCAGTTAGTATATAATAAATATATGGGTGGACAAGGTAGTGGTAGAGCAGTTCAATATGAATCTTGCACAGTAATTACACAAGACAATAGACAATGTCTCAAACCACATACTGCACACGGTATGTGTCAGATGCACTATAAGCGAGTGAAATTATATAACGATCCATTTGCTAGAGAAAAAGGACATAAAGGAATAAGGCAAACATACAAGTATGTTGCAGCCGTAGGTCATCCTAACTCTGATACTAAAGGTTGGATAGCAAAACATCGTTTGGTTATGTCTGAACATTTAGGCAGACCATTAACTGATGGTGAGAATGTTCATCATAAGAACGGTAATAGGCTAGACAATCGTTTAGAAAACCTAGAGTTATGGAATACCAAACAACCCAAAGGTCAAAAGGTAGAAGACAAGATTCAATACGCAATAGAAATATTAAAGCAGTACGCACCAGAGAAATTAAACTAAGGAGAAACAATGGCAAATCCAACACGCATCGAAGTCAACTGCACAACAGGTGAAGTTCTTGAGATAGAACTAACCGATGAAGAAGTAGCACAACGCGAAGCAGATGCAGCAGCACACGCTGTAGCAGAGGCAGAACGTGAAGCAGCACAGGCAGCAGTAGAGGCAGCACGAGCATCGGCTAATGAGAAGTTAGCAGGACTTGGCTTGACTACTGAAGAGATCGCAGCTTTAACTAAGTAATTTCAACTTCAATCTAAGGAGTAGCCAGTGCCTTATGGCTCAGACATCACGGAACCGATACCTTACGTACTTTCCAACCCTGCTGGATCTACTAATTACTCAGCAACTGGTGAAGCATACGATGTAGCCATTGGTGGCTTACCGTTCTTCCTGTTCAACTCTGACGATTCACCATATCGTCGCGTAACAGCGCAGTACCGTAAGCAACAGATTGACCAGAGCCGTGAGCCTGGTGAGCAGACGCTTACTGGTTGGTGGCTACGAAGCCAAAGCTCTTTCCACTATGGACAAGGTATCAAGTTCTTTGAGCCTATCCAGGATGAGTCATTGCGTTTCCAGTATACAGAGTCTAAAGGTATTGATGTCTGGACTAAGGGACAGGCAACACTGCTTAACTCTTGCGATAGCCAGCACGTAGTTACTGGTGGTATTCAAACTAATGGTCGTCCTTGGCAGTATGCACGTTCTATTCAATGGACCAAGAACAGTAACAAGTACGACGGTATCCTTCTTGCCGATGAGTATGATGTAGATAAGATCTTCCCAGCTATAACTGTATCTATTACCAACAAGGCTTTGACTTCTAACGTAGCAACGCTAACTACTAGCACAGCGCACGGTCTATCTGTTGGTATGCAGATTACTATTTCAGGTGTGGACGCGACCTTCAATGGCGAGTACCGCATTACTGGAGTACCTACTACTACTACCTTTACTTATGCCAAGACTGCAACTAACGTTGTGTCAACACCAGTTAGCCCAGCAGGTACAGGTGTTGCTGATGTTATTCACTTTGTTGATTACATCTCAGGTACTGACTACCCAGTACACGCTATCTGTGATGATGGTGTCTATGCCTACTGGGTTACTAACGTAACAGCAAGCGGAACTCCAAGACTAAGAGTATACAAGAAGTTACTATCGGATGATAGTTCTGTATCGCCTACTCTAATGATTAGCGAAAACTCTATCACTGTAACTAACGCTGTTATGGAATACACCAAAGAGCGTATCGTAATGTGCGTCAATGATAAGGTCTATGAGTTCTCAAGCAGTGCAACATCACTACCAGCAGCGGTCTATTCACACAATGACCCAGATCATATCTTTACTAGCATCACATCTAGTGGTGCTGCTATCTATATCTCAGGCTACTCAGGTATCCAGTCAAACATCTACAAGTTTACTCTCTCTACTGCAGGTGCTATGCCTACGCTGACCAGTGCTATCACTGCAGCAGAACTTCCAGTAGGTGAGATTGTATTTAAGATTGCCTACTACCTTGGCAATATGGCTATTGGAACAAACCAAGGTATGCGTATGGCAGATGCAAGTCAGCTCGATGGTTCTATTACCTATGGCGCTTTAATCTTTGAATCAGATCAACCAGTCTATGACTTTGCCTTCCGTGATAGATACATTTGGGCAGCATCTGGTGTTGATGGCCAGGTAGGTGTGACTCGTGTAGATATGGGTCAACCATTAGGTAACCTACAGTTCCCTTATGCCTGGGACTTATATGATCCAGCAGATACATTAGGTCATTACACAACAGCCTGTGCTTTTATTGGTGATACCTATCGCCTAGCATTTTGTAACGCTGGCAATGGTTCTAATGGAACTATCTATATCCAGTCAGCATCTATCTTGTTAGCACAAGGAACTATCCGTACAGGTTATGTACGATACAACACACTAGAACTTAAGATCTATAAGTTAATGCAGGCTCGTATTGATACTACCAATGGTGGCATATTGATTGACTCAGTTGACTATGAAGATAACTTCTTCCGCATTGGTACTTTTGCACAAGAGGCAACAGTGCCAGAGATTAACATTAACTATCCTCAAGCATCACAAGAATACCTTGGCTTCCAGTTCACACTGACTCGTTCAACTACTGATACATCTAAGGGTCCATTGTTTACTGGTTATCAGATCAAGGCTCTGCCTGCTATCCCACGTCAGCGACTTATCCAGTATCCATTGTCTTGCTTTGACCACGAATCAGATCACTTCGGAGTTGAGATTGGCTATGAAGGTTCTGCTTACTTCCGTATGAGTCAGTTGGAATCTATTGAAAACGTAGGTGACACCATCCGTGTTGAAGACTTTAGAACTGGTGAGTCCTACATCGGACTTATCGAAGAGCTTGACTTTAGAAATGCAACACCTTCAGATAAGCGATTCTCCGGTTATGGTGGAACGCTCTTAGTAACCATTAGGACGGTCTAATGCAGGCACAAGACTACGCAACAGTAGCTGTTGCAGTAATGACAATAATAGGTGGCTTTGCTGGCGCTGTGCGTTGGATGGTTAAGCATTACCTCAATGAACTTAAGCCTAACGGTGGATCAAGTGTTAAAGATTCGGTAGATAGATTGGAGCGACAGGTTGAAGAGATTTATCGCATCCTTCTTTCTCGCAATAACTCTTAGCGGTTGCGGTTACCAAGGCTGGGTTAGATATCCCTGCCAAGAGTTTGAGAATTGGGAAAAGCCTGAGTGTAATCCCCCACAATGTTTACCAACTGGTACTTGTACCAAAGACATTTTGCCTGGAGTATTTGATGAACCAAAGAAATAAATTAACCCCAGAAGAGCTACACGCAAGACTGATTGTAACAATTGGAATCATCCTTGCAATTGTATTTGCTGGTTCTGTCTTTGCATTGCTCTATGCACTGCTATTTATCACACAACCATTAGGCGAACAGGCACCTAACGATGCTGCATTTATTGATCTTGTTAGTACCTTGTGTGTATTTCTTACTGGTTCTCTTGCTGGAGTACTTGCAGGAAATGGATTGAAGTCTAAGCCAAAAGAAAAGAAAGATGGAGAATAATGAAACCTGTTGTAAAGAAAGCCACGCCTGCTGCTATTGCTGTCCTTCGACAAGCCACAGCCCTATATCCTTCACGTAAGAAAGCATCAGATGGACTACTGCCATCGGCAGCACACATCCATCAGAATCCTAACTCAGATCACAATACAGGATTTGGTGTAGACCTAACCCACGATAAGTTGGGTGGCATTGATTGTGTTAATTTATTTCAAGAACTAAAAGCAGACAAGCGTGTTAAGTATCTTATTTTCCAGGGCAAGATCTGGTCAGTAGATCGTGCTAATGAAGGGGACCGTGAATACACAGGTTCAAATAAGCACACCAAACATCTTCACATCTCAATCAAAGAAGGATGTGGAGACGACACTTCCCCTTGGTTCCCTTGGTTGGGCAAGCCAAAGGTTGTCGGAAAGGTTAAGGCAGCAGTTAAGCCTTTACCAAAGAAGAAAGAACCAACAAGTCCAAAGGAGTAACAATGGATAAGAACAAGTTAAAGGCAATTGCAGCTACGTACCTACGTGCTGGCATTGCATCAGTAATCGCTTTGTACCTTGCAGGCGTAACAGATCCAAAAGCCCTAGCATCAGCAGCACTTGCTGCAGTTGCAGGTCCATTGCTTAAGGCAATAGACCCAAAGGCTACAGAGTTTGGTCGTGGGTCTAAGTAACCCATCAGCGCGAGGCAAACAGGAGGTCGGTCCCTACGGGGACCGGCCTTCTTTTTTTTGTCCCTAAAATATGCCAGAGTTTGAATCACCTGATAGGTGAGTCTTTAATCTATGACAGTTAGCACAAAGAGTTTGTAGATTGTGTGGCGCATTATTCCAACGGTCACCGTCTATGTGGTCAACATCTAACTGACTAATGTGTACTGGTATGAATCCACACTGTTGACATTCTGTGCCTTTATGTCTAGCGTATGGATACTGAGAGTTTACTAAGTTTCTTTTATAGACAGTCTTGCACCGGTATCTACTAGTCAGTGGATTATTCTTATCTCGTAACTTAATCTTTGTTGGGCCACAAACAGAGCACGTGGCAGTGCGTTCTACTTCGTTATACTCAGTTAGCTTGTGGTTCATCTTTGTCTACTGGGCAAGGAACAAGTACTAGATTCCCGCAACTGACACAGGTTGCATCTAAAAAGTACCAGGTCAGTTCGTAGTCTTCAAAGGCTGCCATTACATTAAATACCTGAGAGCCACACGGACACACGTGAAGTGGTCCTAAACCCCGCAGATCGGCTCCAAAGGGGTCAGGAAGGCCATTCCTGCGCCATCTTAACGATGGCAGGGTTGGTAGACGGAACCGAAGGGTTACTGTACGGTTACCACTGCTGCGCCCCTTGAGGGCGCCTGCCTGTTTTATTCGCCTCACGGCTCATATTGTAGTGACTAGTATGTGTCGCTACGCGACGACACGCCGATCTCTAGTACACTCTCTAGTATGACAACAATCGCAGCACTTGAAGGTATTGATTACGCTGTTCTAGTAGCTGACTCACAGATTACTGAAGACAACTTAGTAACGTTATCTACTAGTACGCCAAAGATTGTTGCAGTCGGTAAGTTTCTCATCGCAATCTCAGGTGATACGCGACCAGGTGACATACTTTCCTACAATTGGAAACCACCTTCCTATCGTGGTGAAGATCCCGTGCAGTTTATGGGTAAAAAAGTAATACCTAGTTTGATGAAAGCATTTAACGATAACAACTACGACTACAACAAGGTGGAAAAAGATGGCGGTTTTGATTATCTCTTTGCTTTTAACGGTAACATCTTTCGTGTTGCTTGTGATCTCTCTTTTTTCCAAGCAAATAACGGAGCGTATGGCATTGGTAGTGGTGGTCAGTTTGCTCTTGGCTATCTTTCTTCAATCATCAAACCTGATATGGAATTAGAATATGCAAAGCGACACGCCCGTAAAGCCGTAGAGATTGCGTCGGTGCTTGACGCTAATACTGGCAAGCCTTTACAGTTGGTTGTACAGGAGAGGATGTAGCTATGGAGTTTAATACATACGAAGAGGTGAAACCAGAGTTCAGGGAAGTCATAGCAACAAGTGAGTACGCTGCACACTACTGGTTTGAACAAGGTTGGAAAGCCTGTAGACTTGCTTTTCTTTTGCACGATCAAGCAGAGAAGGCAAAGTTATGACAGACCCAAAAGAGTTATTACTTACTGCACTACGTGCAACTGATGCTAAGCGTTCACGTTCTACACAAGTACAGATTGGTCCATCAGAGGTAGGTGGCTGTCGTCGTAAGGTGTGGTACAGACTTAACGATCAACCTGAAACTAATGATAACGAATTAAAGCTCGCTGCAATTATGGGTACTGCTATCCACGCAGAAATTGAAAGAGCGTTAGCAGATAATCCAGATCTTATGATTGAAACTGCTGTTGAATATAACGGAATGAAAGCACACATTGACTGTTTCGTACCTGGTACTGGTGATGTGATTGACTGGAAGACAAGCAAGGTGCGTAACCTTTCTTACTTTCCATCAACACAACAACGATGGCAGGTGCAACTGTATGGCTACCTCCTAGCTAAGAACGGCTATGCGGTCAACCGAGTATCTTTAGTAGCAATTGCTAGAGATGGTGACGAACGGGACGTTAAAGTTCATACTGAGAACTATGACGAGTCTATCGCCCTTGAGGCACTCGGTTGGCTAGCGGCTGTTAAAGAAGCAAAGGAAGCACCATCACCAGAGAAAGATGCAAGCTACTGTCAGTTCTACTGTAAGTACTACGACTCATCAGGTGAGATGGGATGCGTTGGTCTAAAAAAAGAACGTACACCAGTCAGTGATGTAGTCATTGAAGATGCAGATGTTGACAAGAATGCACTACTGTACTTACAGTTAGGAGTACAGATTAAAGAGTTAGAAAAAGAACAGGATTCTTTGAAGGCATCCTTTGAAGGATTATTAGGCACTACTAATTCCGGTTTAGAACTAAGTTGGACAACTGTTAGAGGGCGCGAGTCAGTTGACAGTGATGAAGTAGAAAAACTATTAGGGTTTGTCCCTAAGAAGGTAGGAGCTGAAAGCCAGCGACTATCAATCAAGCAAAGTGGAGGCAAGTAATATGGCTACAGAAGGAACAAAGTTCCAGATCAATTACAAGTTAAACGATGGAACACTCATCAACTTGTACGCAGCAACAGTTACAGAATTAGAGTCAGGTCTTGCAGACCTTTCTATGAATGCTATGAACATCAGAGCAACAGGGTTAGAACTATCGGGTGGACAGGCAGCACCAACAGTTTCATCAGTAGCCCAATCTTTTAATGCAACACCAGTTGCAGCAGCAGCACCATCAGGTGGCGGTAATACTTGTAAGCACGGACAGATGTCATTGCGTTCAGGCGTAGGACAAAAGGGTCCTTGGTCAGGTTATATGTGTGCAGCACCAAAGGGTGCTCCAGATAAGTGCGACACAATCTGGGTTAAATAATTATGCGGGAGCCTTCGGAATACGAAGCTCCTAGTTGTGCAACAGTAGGCGGAGACTATTGGTTTCCTGAGAAAGAATCAGGTGGCATTGGTCAGACTGAAGCAGGGATTGCAAAGTCTATTTGCTACTCGTGTCCACACAGAACTGAGTGTGCAGAGTGGGGAATCTATAACGAATTACACGGAATCTGGGGTGGCTTTGGCGACCTAGATCGCAGACGCATTCGCAGAGAACGTGGAATTAGATTAAACCAGGAGGATAAAAGTGCTTAATCTATCCCGTGCTTGGAGTGGGGTGCTTACTAAAGCAACACCACTACCTGATGTATGGAATGGATTAAAGGCAGAAGGTATTAAGTTTCGCAGAGGCCAGGTATGTATGGTAGCTGCAGCACCTAATGCTGGTAAGTCTATGTTCGCTCTGATCTATGCAATCAAAGCCAATGTTCCTACACTTTTCTTCTCCGCAGATACTGATACTGCTACTGTAATGATGAGGTCTGTATCGCATCTATCGGGTCACTCACAAGTGACAGTAGAGGCAAACCTTTCAGACAATAGCCAATACTACAATGCACACTTAGATAAACTTTCACACATCAAGTGGGTCTTTGATTCATCTCCAAACATTGATGACTTGGAGTTAGAGATCAGGGCCTACGTTGAACTCTATGGACATCCACCTGAGTTGATAGTCATTGATAACCTAATGAACATCACTGCTGAGACAGACAACGAATGGGCTGGACTTAGAGCAATTATGATGGAGCTACACGATATGGCACGCAAGACTGAAGCCTGTGTATTAGTACTCCACCACGTATCAGAACAGTCAGAGTATGGGTCACCTAGTAATCCACCTCATCGCAGAGCAATTCACGGAAAGGTCAGTCAGTTACCTGCACTGATACTTACACTGGGCTATGACCCAACGCAAGGAATACTGAAGGTAGCACCGGTGAAGAATCGGTTTGGCGCACACACTGCAGATGGAAGCAAATATGCACAGCTACTGGTAAACTACGCAGCAGTACAGATATCAGACCAGAACGAGTTTGGTTGGATGTTAAGAAAAGATACGATTGCAGGATACCAAGGAGGATACAATGTCTGAAGAAACAACTGAAGAGAAGCCAGCGCTTAGTAACTATTACCGAGACAATCTCAGGATTGATGCACTGCGTGATACCACCATTGCACTGCGTACAGATGTTGACTCCATCAAGGTTGACCTAACCAACTTCGTTGGTGCGTTACTGCAATCTGGTGTTGTTGAATTAGTTAAAGATGAAGAAGGCAATGTCATCTATAAGATCAACAAGGTTGTATTGGTAGATGAGTCAGTACAACAAGACTAAAGGTTCTCAGTTTGAGACAGATGTAATGAAGTGGCTCCGCAAAGCTGGAGTTATAGCAGAGCGTCTGACTAAAGCTGGGGCAAAGGATGAGGGCGACATCGTAACTGTTATCGCAGGAGAAACTTACATCCTTGAACTCAAGAACAGGGCAACCCTTTCGCTGCCTGAGTTCTGGAGAGAAGCGCAAGTTGAGGCGCTTAACTATGCTAAGGCTCGTGGTATCGGGGAAGTACCACTGTCATATGTGGTAGTTAAGCGTCGCAACGCTTCAATAGATCAGGCTTGGGTAATCCAAGACTTAACTCAATGGTTAAAGGAGAAACAGTAATGCCAGTTCCAGAAGGTAACATCACAACATCAGAGATACTAGTACCAGTAGTAGAAGAAGTAGTTGAATCTTCAACTACAGAGGAAGTCGAAGATGATTTGCCAGAACTGTCTTAAGGGCGGAGAAGAGAACACACTTGCTCACTACAAACGTGCAACTAATTGGCACGACAAGTGCGACTTTAAGGGGTGCGTATGCCAGCACAAGACTGGTCCAGGGTACGTAAGGCGAGCAAATACAAAGGTGCCGTTGATGCAAACTCAATCCCCATAGGAGTTATTGTCTCCCACTTTGGAGGTGAAGTACGTGAAGGCAAGAGTGCTTCGGTTCGTTGCTGTTTACATAGTGACAGTAGACGTTCAGCAGTTATCAACACTTATGACAATTTATATTTCTGCCATACCTGCGGTAAGGGTGGCAATGCAGCTAACCTAGTATGCATATTAGAGAACTTGGAGTTTAACGATGGCCTCAAACGTGCAGTCGAAATTGCTACTGGAAGCGGCGCAACAATACGCACAGGCAATAAGTCCAGAAACTCTAGCCGTACTAGAAGGACGTGGGATCTCTGAGGAGACAGCAGGACTGTTCCAGTTAGGAACTATTACTAACCCCATCAATGGTCACGAGATGTATGAAGGGTGGCTATCCATCCCATACATCACCGCATCCGGTGGTTGTGTTGGCTTTAAGTTTAGACGATTAGATGATGCCAAGCCTAAGTATGGTTCACCTACTGGGCAGAAGGCACATCTCTATAATGTATGTGACATCACTCTTGACTCACCACACATTGTCGTATGTGAAGGTGAACTAGATGCAATAGTCACTAGCGCAGAGCTTGGTATCCCAGCAGTGGGTGTGCCAGGTGTTGCAGCGTGGAAGAACCACTTTCCAAAACTCTTTGTAGGTTATGAAACTATCTATGTTGTTGGTGACAATGACATCAAAGAGGATGGGTCTAACCCTGGAGCTGAGTTTGCTAAGCGCGTGGCGAATGAGGTAATGAACTCACAGATTGTTACACTACCACCAGGTATGGACATCAATGATTATTACTTGGCTAATGGAATTGATGCTACGAGAAAATTACTGATAGGGGAGTCAAATGTATGACAATGACAAGGCAAGAGTGGGACACGATGCTACAGACTTTGCAGCATATGGGCTTTCAAATCTTAGAGATCAATATGGAAACAGAGACAATACTGTTGCGCCCTATACCGATAAGATAAACGATGCTTTCATTGCAGATGTCTGGCGTATTATGGACCAAGCAGGCAACCTATTGGTGCGTAAGCATCACGACTACGGCCCAAAGAACATTGCTCACTCACCAGGTGGACCACTTAATGGTCTGCGTGTACGTATGTGGGACAAGATAGCTCGTATCAATAACCTATTAGACTCTGGCGTTGAGCCAAGCAATGAGTCCTTGCGTGATTCTTTCTTAGACTTATTAAACTATTCAGCTATTGCAATGATGGTCTTAGATGGCGTATGGCCTGAAGTGCAGGACAATGACTGAACTGCACCCAGTAATCTATGACCTAGTTCCTAGCGTTGCTAATGCTATTCATCGTAGGTATAACAAGCACGTTGAAAAGGATGACATCAAGCAAGAGTTAATGGCTTGGGCTATGACTAGATCAGCAGATCATACTGAAGATTTAATGGAGCCAATCGAAGAGCGACGCAGGCACAATGAACAGCGCATAGCCTGGCAGATGAAGCGTGTAGCAGAACGCTATGCTCGCAAGGAGAAGGCATCTAAGTCTGGCTATCAGACTAATGATGAAGCCTACTACGAGTCAGCTACTCTTGGTCAGTTGCTTCCCTTTGTTATTGCATCAGTCATAGATGGCACAGTATTAGAGCAAGCACAAGAGATGATTAGAGATGGGCAACCTAAAGGCTCATCATCTCCAGCAGAAGGTGGCAACCTACTTGCTAACCTTATAGACATCAAGAAAGGTTTTCTTAAACTAGATCAAGAAGACCAGACTATCTTACGTATGCGCCATCACGAGAGCTTTACCTTGCAACAGATAGCACAAGTATTAGAGTGTGCTGTCTCTACCGCAGACCGTAGGTGCGCTCAGTCTTTGCGTAGACTACAGGATAATCTAGGTGGGATTAGTCCCTGGCAATGAACGAAGAATTACTGTTTGATTTCTTGCGCGAGAACTTGTATCCAGATTTAGTAAAGTCTGAGGGCATCTATGATGCCTATGACTGTATCTCCAGGCAAGCAGGCCATTACATAGAATTAAAGTGCAGGGCTACACACTATGACACCTTGCTGATTGAAGAGATGAAGTATCGCAAGCTCATAACCCAGGCAGCAGAGCGCGATCTTATTCCCTACTACATTAACTCTACCCCGCAGGGTGTCTTTTCTTTTGATCTTATGGATTTACCGGAGCCTGTATGGTTTAATCATCAGATGCCAGCAAGCACAGAGTTTGATCGTGTTGATAAGGTTGAGAAGTTAGTAGGTTATCTACCCATTGATGAAGCGGTCCAGCTCTGATGCAGTATGACTATCGTTGCCCTGATTGCAACAATATATTAACTGTTGAACGTTCTATCCACGAGGAACCTCGTGAGCCATCTTGCTTTGATTGCCACGTAACTATGGTCCGTAAGTGGGACTCACCTGGCGTCACCTTCAAAGGTAAAGGGTTCTATTCCACAGGTGGATAAAAGAAATAACCCCCACCGCAAGAGGGTAACGGTGAGGGCTATTGAACTTAGACTATCAGGTATCGGTATTATCCTTAATAAATAAAACCCAATGAGTACCCATCCTCTTACCCGAAGGATGTCCTAGGACTGGTTTGTAGGGGGGGGGGACAAGGGTAAGTATTTCTTTTAATGGAATAGATACTTCATTCCACTTAAAGATTAGTGTTCCTTCATTTTTTAATACTCTGAAACACTCAGCAAATCCCTTGGTTAAATCATCTCGCCAAGTTTCTTTATCTAACACTCCATATTTTTTACGCATCCAAGACTTCTCAGATAAGTTAAGCATATGAGGTGGGTCAAACACTACACATTGAAAGGACTCATCCGGATAAGGTATTGCCCTAAAGTCCATAACCTCATCAGGTTCTATATGAATCGTCTGACCGTTAGTTAATAGATGAGTTTCTTTTACCCGTATGTCTCCAAACAATACCCGTTTATCTTTCTTATCAAAGTAAAAGGATCTCATTGATGAAGCAGGATCTAATATAAGTTTCATATTTCAATACCAGTTTCGTCTGTCGCTATGTCTGAGAGCGCGGCACGCACTCCCTGAATAGCGGTGTTCAATGTATCGTATACCGTGAAGGATTTGTAATTCAGGTTCTCGACTACGTTCTCTAAGGAGTTGAGCAATTCCGAAAGCTGTTGACTTGGGGTTGTCTGCGAGGTGGTCAAGCCTGCTCTCACGGGTCCAAAGGGTGAGGAGACATTTGGTTTCACGCTTGGTGTATCCGAGTGCTCTTGAGTAACTAACGATAAGTGCCCTGTTCTCACGCTTTTCCTCGATTGTTGCGTGTCTTGCGACGATTGCTAGATCTTTTGGTAGCTCTACCCTTACGTGATGGTCCGGAGCGAACACCCATAGTAACGCTAACCCTAGTGTTACTACTAATCCATTTCTTATCCTCGTCTTCATCTCTCTCCCTCTCTTCCACAAGCAGATCCCTGTATACGTTGGGATAAAGGTGAGACAGGCGCACTAGCGCCCGATCTCTTGCTCGTCTGTAGTTTCGATAGTGAACTGCTTGCTTACCGCTTACCTCTTTACTCTCCCTCATTGTTTATCTTGTCCTCCCACACAATAAGTACATAGGCTATCAGCATTACTAGCCCTAATCCTATCCAATAGCTCATAATCTTGCCGTCATTACTAGGTCGGTGATGTCTATTGTTTGGCCCACAAGGTGGGCATCCTCATCATCTGAGTCCCAGGCAGATACTAGTATGCGCTTGGCGGTAGTTGATCTATCAAACCAACGCATAGTCTCAAAGGGGTCTGCCCCTCCCCACTCTGCGTGTCCGTCCTCTCCCACTACCTCGTATAGAAGTATCAGATCAGACTTCTTTGGATGTATCGTGTACACATTACTCATCGCCCTCCTCCTCATCTAAATTAAAGATACGCGATAGCGCACTGTTGGCACGCTCTAGGTTCTTGATAGCCCTTGCTATCTCTTGTTGTTGTATGTCTATCTCAGCTTGAGTTAGGCATAGGTCTACCTTTGCCTTTAGATACTCTCTATTCATTAGCTCCCCCTATGTTGATGTAACAAGCGTGGCACAAGGCTATCTTGTCCACGATACCGCCCTCTCTCTCGCCCTTGCACTCTCTACACTTCACTTGCTCTCTCCCTCCTTTGGACAGTCTGCGTATGGGTTCTCTTGCCCTTCATTGTCCTCACACCAGCACCAGTTGAAGTGTTCCACCTGCGTAGCGTGAGTTAGTTCTGCTAGTTCACTCCAGCTCATTACTTTATCCATTGCTCTCTCCCTCTATCTCTTTGTCGTTGCATACCTGACACCACCTGCGTTGATTTTTCTCAGGATAAAACCAGGTATCACACATCGGACACCTCATCTCATCCCACGTATCCATTTCAACCATTACTCGCTCCCTCTCTCGCTATTTTGTAACCTAATAACCATTGATAGGTATCGCAAGAACAATGTTCTTGTAGATAATCTTGCGCGGTATCGTACTCATTACCGGTTAATAAAATACCGGCCTTACTCATTAACTCCTCTAAATCTTGTAAATCGCAGCTAATCATTTACTCTCGCCCTCTCCCTCGCACGTTAGTAGATCCTCGCACCATTCCCAACCGTTGCCGGTCCATAGTAGATGACTAGCCACCTCCCAAATTCCCCAAATAGATAGTCCGATCAGTATTCCAAACACTAGCCAGCCTCTAGGCGTTAAGTGTTCCATTAGTTGCCCTCTCCTTCTGTCATTGTAAGAATATAACCACGATCTAAGCCTTCAATGTAAGCGTCTAATATAGATAATGCCGTCTCTTTATCCCATTGTTTAGGCATTGTGATAGTTACGCTCACACGCTCACCTCCTGGCCAAACTTGACATTCTTATAGCAAGAAGCGTAGTAGGCAACCTCTCCCACTTGATCACAATAAACACCATCAACGCGACCTAATACCTTGCTTTCCTTGTAACTTTTACCTTTTGCCCTACGTCGTAACACTCTCTCGACTGTGTAGGTATCGTCCCAGGCTAGTGTTATGCGGACAAGATAGCCAGCAGATACCGGCAATTCGACCTCTACGCACTCACCCTCCGGCTTATATACGCCCACACGTCCGCCGGATATAGCTCCGACGTTACGCATCCCGATTTGTTGAATGAGAGTATCCTCATCAAACGGACGTCCGTATTCTCTTTCCATTTCCTTACCCTCTTTCTCTAGTGGAGATCTAGTACCTCCCCACCGCCTACCCTTAACGGATAGGCGATAGGCAAACACTAGGCCGCTTCTCTTTCCTGGCACTCTCTCTCGCCTGCTTGACCTTGTGCCAGTAATAGCGCGACTTTTTGCGCTGCTTGTTCAATAGCTCGCTCGTGTTGATCCTGTAATACCTTGAAAGAATAACGCGTTACCGGCTCACTTAACACTCTCTCGTTGAAATCTCGATACATCATAAAAGTTTCCATTGTAAAAATTCCACTAGTGCCAGTTATACATTCCGATAAAATAGAGTAGATAACTTTACTAGTAGATGAATGATAGGTAGATACCTTTACACGATAGTTATTTTCTAGCGTGTAAGTAGTGACGATCTTTCTACCTTGTTCATTGATAACTTTATCCTGCTTCATTCTCGTACCCTTTCTATAGTTAGCTCCTAGTGAGCTACCATAGGAGAGAGGATACACGTACTCTCCCCTATAGTAAAGCACTAGATATAATCCTTTACCGTGTCCAGGACATCCTCATATGTAAAGTCTCCTAGTTTATAGCTGCGGATAACGCGTAGAATATCCTCCTCCTCTCGTATAGTCTCGAATAATAGGCTAGGATCTGCCATAAGATCGCCGGCGAGGCATTGAATAAGGGTAGATGCGCTCATAATCATATTATGCGCTCACTCTCTCATCATTAAAGCCTATTCCGTACTTTTCCAATTCTTTCCACGCAGCAAGGATCTTTTTCTGCTGCGTAATTGTGAGCTCCGCGTTAATAATCTCCACGCCTTGCTTCATAACCTTAACTAGTGAGCGCGCCATTATGCCACCGCCAGCTCACGCGCTAAGCGTGGAGATGTCTCGCTAATCTCCTCCGTGTCTGCAATATCGAACACGTATCGCCAGGTAAACCTTAAATCTCCGTCATCGTCTGCGCCTATTGGGACAAGGATAGCTGCGCCACGCGATCCTTTACGTACGGATCGGCCAGCTTCTCGCCAGGCGTGAAATCCGGCGCATTGTGTCGCGCTAGGCTTCTGCAGAATAATCATCAATGCGTTATTAGGTGAGAAGCTATCTAGTAGGTTACTAGGTGGCGTGATACCTTGATCCTTTAATGCTTCTACGCCGGCGCGTAGGTTAGCGATAAAGTCTGCTTTATCTTGCTTAGATCTTGTCATTATCTTAACCCTTTATCTAGTGGAATTATAGGTGAGCTCCACTAGGTAAAAGATATATGCGTGACTATACCGTGTCAATACTATCCGCTAACTATTTTCTACCGTGTCGCATCTCTAAACATAGTGGACATTTAGCCCGCTTATGTCTAAGGTGTTAGGGCTATCGGTTAGCGGGTTAGGTCACTAGATAACCGGCAACGCTAGGCGATTAGGTCACGCGGTTAGAGCTATCGGGTAGAGCTTGATCGGTTAGGCCTTGCCTATGTCTGCCGGATTAGTTATTTAATTAGATAAGGGTAAAGGGTTAGGGGTAGCCGATACGGTTACTTAATTACAGGGCTAACTAATTGCAGGGCTAGCCGTAGGGGTAGTGCGCCTCTCTATCTTTTCTAACACTAACTAGACAATAGCCCGCAGAATGTCTAACCCTCACGGTGACGGTGACCCCCCGTTGTTGAATTTCAGCGCGGTGTGCCAGTTACTCCCCAACAAAAAA